TTCTGGGTCCTCAAACCGTTGGCCTTCGGGGTCGCCTAAGCCTTTACCCTTTTCGTTTTTCGCATCTAATTCGGCTTGCGTGCGCTTCTTTGTCGCAGCAGCAATATCCTCTTGCGCTTTGGCAAAGAGAAAAGCATCTTTGATGTCGGAGAAGTAAGTTTTCACGCCACCTAAGCCGGGCATGAAACTGGCAACCTTATCAGCCACCTTTACTAGAGCTTTCCAAAAGATTTCAAGCACCTGTAAAGCAACCTGAATTTTTTCATGGATAGCATCAAGCGCGCCGATGACCACGCCCTTCATAAAATTCCACGCCGTATTCCATGCAGAGGAAACCGGAGCAAACGCCACGTGCAGCGCCGCCACAATAGGGAACCAGTTGGCGCGGATGTAGCTCACCATTGCAGCGATAGCGGCTGTTGCAATAATAATTGCCCCGGTGACGAGAGCAATGGGAACGTTAAGAGAACCAAATAAGAAGAAGGCAACGCCAACAACTGCCAACACTCCAGCCGCCGCGATAGACAGCCCCCCTAAAGCTTCCGCAAATACTCGCACAGGCTCTGGCAGCGCCATAAAGCCTTCCGCCATTTTGCGAACAACAGCCGTCATCTTGGTCAGTTGCGCGATTCCAAATTTAAGGTCGGGTAGCAGCGTTTCCCCAATAGCTGCTTTGGTACGCGTCCATTGATCTTGAAGATTAGTCAATTGCCCGACCATCGTCTTCATCTGAGCGGCCATCATGCCACCCGTTTTCTCAGCCATGCGCTTCAAAATGACTTCGACGGCTTCAGAACCCGTAATGGCTCCGTCCTTCATCATTTTGGCTAGGCCCTTGCTGCTGACCTGATAGAACTCTTCCAAGTACATTTTGGCCGGGATAGCCGCATCAGTAATTAACATGCGAAGTTCTCTGCCGAGCGCCCCGACGTTCTGTTTCATCTGTCCGAACGCATACACAACGCGCTCCATGTTCCCCATCTTGCCAACTGCAGAAAGCTGGTCACCGATGATGCGTAGATCGGGAATCACGCTTTTGGCCGCGAAGCCCATCGCCATTAACTTCTGAGCGGCAGAAACAATAGTGGGAATTTGAAACGGTGTCGTTTGCGCGAAATTATAAAGGTCCTCAAGATAGGCTTTGGCTTTGGTCACCGAGCCCAGCCAGAACGTAAAGGCCACCGTATTTTGTTCGAATTGCCCAGCCGTTTCGATGGCTGCTTTGCCGAGCGCGGCGAGAGGGGCGACCAGTGCCGCAACAGCCGCTCCCGTTGCTATTAAACTTATGCCAAGTTCCGATAAACTCTTTTGAATCTCTTGAACACCTTGCGCAATTGGTCCCTGAAGCCCTGCCGCGATTTCCCTGCCCGCATTTTGGCCGACACTCACCGCCTCGTTCATCCCTGAGACGAAGCTTGAGATATCGGCGGTAACGGTAGCGACCAAACTGCCGACAGATCCGAGGGTGCTCATGGGGTGGGGGGAGGACTAGCGACGGCGAATAAAGCTTCGGCGTATTGCTGCATTTTCAGGTACATGTCTTCAGCCGATTGTCGAGGCTGAGCGTTTTTCGGTTTTGTAGTGCGGGTAGAGAAAAAGTCGCTGGCCTGTTTTGCGGGATCGTTCGATGTTTTGTTTACGTTGTACAACATCGCCACAATCGAGAACGACCGCGTATTAGCAGATTCCTGGAGATCGGCGTGCCGTTCACAAAGCGCCCGGTATTCATCCGGCGTGGACTGCCAGAACTCAGCGGAGGTGAGGCCCAGGTAGACCCGAGCCACACTCCACAAGAACAGCCAGTCCGTTGCTATTTTGGGTCGGGCTCTGCTCCAGAAACTTCAGTAGCAGCGAACTGCGCCCTTCCCATTGCTCTCTCAAACGCGGCCCGGAAAAACTTGATCTGTTTGATATCGATCAGGTCCGCGAGCCGATCTGGATCTTTCGCCAGATCCGGGTCTGAAAGCCGGAAGCCTTCAGCAAACATTTCAATGGCCCGGTCAGTGTCATCATACTCATCGGTTGTTGGCTTCTTTTGAATCTTGCCGATGCGCTTCACGGACAGCATGGACAGCAGTACTTCCCGCTGCTTGCCATCGAGCATGGTGACATATACCGGTTCTTCCGGTCTTTCAGTGAGTTCGTCCATAAAATACTCCTATTGATTAAGCGGAGAATGCCGGTGGGCCGGTGGCCTTAAAGCTTACTTTCGCGGTCGCAACGCCATCGACGGGCGCTCCAAAGTTGAACTTTATGAAGTATCCGTAGAAAGCGTAGTTGGTGCGGCTGGCGATCAGGATATTATCCGGCCAAGCCATCCGAAGATGAATCAAGGATCCGTTCACATAATCCCCCAACATTCCGGTGGCATAGTTATGCGTGGCGTTGGTGGGGATAAAATTCAACTCGAAATTAATGTCACCCACATCGTTCAATACCACGATGCCGCGCCGGAACTTATCCGGGTTCGAGTGGCTTGTGGTGTCATGCCAAGTGTTCGACATGGACGGGCCATCAATGCTCTTTACTTCGGCGTAGGTGGTCCAGATTTCAGTTGCCGCCATATCACCCTTCTGCAAGTATGTGGTGATAGTCGGAACCGCGACGGTAGTGGGGGGCCCCGTAGCGGGACCGGGAACGGTATTAGAAGGCATAACGCAAAATGCTCCTTTGGTTTGGGATTGTGAAACTGGAAAACTTGTGAATCGGGAATCTACTGATTATTCGGTCCACCAGAACATCCAATCCTGCTGAAAGTAGTGGATGGTGGATTGTGGTTCAACCGTGTTGCGTTCGCCGATCAGTTGGGGCAATTTCGGGAAGCCGCGTAACACAAGCTTCAACGCCTGATTGACACTAAGTGCCGTCGCAAAAGAACCGCTCTCGGCATCGGCGTAAACGTTAAACTGCATCCGCACCCGCGCCCAACCGATCCAACCATCATGCGTCTGGGGTTCATTCGATGAGATGCGGACGTAGGTGATCAGCGGGAAGGCTATGGTCTGGTCGAACTGCGCCGGGATAATGCGCGTTCCCACCAGAGCGGTGATCCTTGCGTCCGCTTCGAGGAACGACCGAACACCTTCTTCAAGCGTCATGAATTTTTGGCTGCGTAGGCTGCTCGGCTCTGTTGATTACGTGCCATTCGCGTATTGAATTCGTTGCCAAGCGCCTCACCCATGACCGAACCCAAGTCGCGCTCAAAGTTTTGAATGATGGGCCCATTCGGTGATGCCAATTCATCGAAGGCGGGTCGTAAAAAAGCCTTTGGCGGTTGATTATAGAACCGGCCTAAACTATCTGCTCCTACAAAACCGTATTCAATGCGGTTGGCGTAAACGATATTGCTACCCACACCAACAGTTACCCGATCTCGCGATTTTTCCAATGTGTCATGCCGAATGCTATCCCGCAGCGCCCCGGTATCGACTGAGCCATTAGCGATCAGCGTTTCGCGTGCCTTATCCTCTAACATGATGGCTCCATCGGTCAGAAGTTCTTCAAGTGCATCGGCTACAGCTTTCATAACAGATTTCAGGTTGCTTTCCATTCCTGGAATTCCATTCACTTCGATTGTGACGTTCACAGGTTTTCAGGCTTTGAGGATCTGAGTTTTTAAGCGGGTGATGGTATTCAGCCGGTCGTTTTCCACGCCCAAGATGTCATGCAATTCGGGGTACTCAAGCAGCCGTAATTGAAACGTTCCATCCGACTGCCGGATCACATCGGCATCGATCAAGCACCGCATGGCCGCTGTCACTTCCGGGTAGAAGCCGAATAACAATACTTGGTAATACGTGATATCCACCGACATGCTGACCATCTTTACTTCCGCGATTCCCGGCCCTAAGCGGAAAGGGGAAACGCTGGCGCGAGCGCACCGAATATGCGCGTGACGTTCATCAATGTCGATGAATTTATTGTGCTGGCCGCCGGTCTGCCCAAACTGGTCCTGGACTACATCGATGGTCTGAATGTGACAGGATTGCGTGAACTGCTCGCTCAGCGCCTCAAGCGTTCCCGTTAAGCCGCTGTTGATCCGGGTGTTCATCCAACGCCCCTCAGATATTCGTTGAGGATGTGCTGCCGGAATTCATCCGGGCTGGTGACCGTCTGAACCACATCGATAGCATACGGGTCTTCCTGAACCTGCCGCCTCAGTTCCTTGGCAATCAACATGAGTTCCTTCGCAACCGCGGGCCCATCAAGTTGAATATCAAGCAGCCGAATTTTCTTATCGACCAACGCACGATTAGCCGCCATCGTGTCGAGGGCTTGCGCTGCGGCCAATCGAATTTCATTGTCGTAAAGCGTCAGAAATCCCTGGTACTCTTCATCAGCGAAAACGGTAGACTCCCCGTTTACGCCGTCCACATTGGTATCGGTACACAGCAATCGGCACATGCCAATTGGCGTCGCCGGGTCATACGTGAATGTGAACGGCATAAGGAGGTTTTAGTGTGAGTTAAACGGACGACTTCGGGGGTTCGGGTTTCGCTTCTGAGGCGCGTCCGGCGGCACGTTGAAGCGCTTCCTTCTCTTCAGGTGGCGCTTTCTCGATGATCTCTTTTCGGACTGCTTCCCGCGTTACTTCATCCTGAAGCTTCATGTTTTCGTCATACCGGATGGTGTTCTTATGCAGTTCAACCGAGGGGTCCTCGGTCTTCACTACTTCCGGCAGTTTCAGCATGGCTTTGATATCGTCGCTCACCGGGATAACCAAATCACGCATGGGAACGATGACGAGGGTATCGAAGTTGGGCAGTTCAGAACGGAACCGGCTGTAGCCAAGCGTTGAATGATCCTCATGCACGAGCAGCAGCGGGATCTCATTGCCAGGCGCAAAATAACCAACAAAGATAGGTTTCTCTTTCTGCGGTTCCGGGTCTAGGCTGGTCTTCTTCGCCACGGCGGGAGCCATGCTCGGGAGACCTTCCGGGTTATTGTCGCTTTTCTCGCCATAGGCGCTCTTGACGGCTGAGGCGCTCACGGGCAAGAGTAAGGACTCCTGCGCGGTTCGCGTCTGCTGGTCGTCGATCTTATCGGGTTCTTTTGTTATATCGTTCATGTGGTTTCACCTCGCTTTTATTTTGTAAATTGTATTGCTCGGTTATCGGTTTTGCCGCTTCCTGAAAAGCAGGCTCTTGAATAGCAATTTGACCAGTCGGCGCGGGTGCAACGGTAGGCTGAACGGCCCTGTCCAGCCTTGCGTTGATTCCGCGCATCTCGTCTAAGATGGCCGCAAGGTATTCTTCCTGCGGCGT